GCGGTCAGCTATTACAAGCTCGAAGTCGCCGGTCGGCTGATGTACGAGATCGATCCGGTCAACTGCGTCCGGGTCATCAACGGTGTCGATCAACTTGCCAGCGTCCGTCGCGACCTGGGTCTGTAACGGAAAGGTATCTCATGAAAAAGCTGAAACAACTTCCATCCTGGCTCACGGTCACCTCCGATAGTGCAACGGTCGTCCTCACTCGTCCAGCCGATATCAACGGCGAGAGGCTCGAGCAGTTGAGCCTACGCGCACCGACTTTGCGGGAAGTACGCGCCTCGGACGCGATAGGCGGCGATGACGCGGTATTGCGTGAAGTGACCTTGTTCGCCTCGCTGACTAATGCGGGCACCAAGGACATTGATGGTCTCACGTTGGTTGACTACGGACGGGTGCAGTCGGCCTATTCCCGCATACTTCAGGACAGTGGTATTCCTGAGAGGAAGGATGAAACACCTGGCTGGTTGGCCGTTGATCTTGAGCGGGCGGTGGTGACGTTGTCCAAACCCTGCGAGATCAAAGAGGTGAAGGTAGACCGCCTGATTCTGCGCGCACCCACGGTTCGCGACGTGCGCGCTGCAGCTTCCGCCTCTAATGGCGATGACGAACAGCGCGAGACCATCCTCCTGGCCAACCTTACTGAAACCGACATCAAGGATCTGGAGGGGCTCAAGCTGACGGACTACCAGCGGCTACAAGCCGCCTACTTTCGCCTGGTGCAGGATGACGGGGTTTAACGCCTCCCTGCAGAAGCGGGCCGCGAAACGCCTGGCTGCGGAGTTCTCCTTCGCGGCCAGCGAAATCGAGACCATGCCCTTTTCCACGATGATCTGGTGGCTCACGGACTGAGCCCCGCATCCCTGCCCGGAGTAATCCCATGGCAAACAACCTGGCGCTCGGCCTGGTCATCGGCGGCGCCGTCAGCTCCACAGTCGGCGCCGCCTTCAAGGACGTTGAAGGCCGTATCAAGAAACTCGGCGAAACCGGCACCAAGGCCCGCGTGCTGCAGAGCACCATCGGCGACACTATCCGCCTGCGGGACGAATGGAAAAAGGCCCACGACACCGGCGCCGCGTCAGCTGACGGCCTGCTGCGAAAGCTGGAAGGCAACCTCAAAACCCTGAAAGAGCAAGGTATTGAAGTTGGCAAACTGCGCAAGGAATACCAAGCCCTCGGCCAGGTAGCGCGTGGCGCGGAACTCAAGGCGCTGGGCCATACACAGATCCAGCAAGGCAAAGAGGGGATGAAGAACTCCCTCGGCAAAGCTGCGGCATTGACGGCATCGCTGGCGATTCCGACCAAGGTCTCCGGCGATTACCAGGCGCAGATCCGCCAGATGTCGTTGTGGGCCCACACCGCCGGTACCGACGATGAGGCCGAACTGGCAGCGAGCATCAGCAAGGTCGCGGCGGAGAAGGGCATGAGCCAGCAACTGCTGGCGAAGTCGGTCGGCGCCTTGATCGAAAAGGGCGTGGATTGGGATGTGGCCACCGCCTATGCGGGGCAGATCGCCGACCTGATCGACGGCCAGGGCATGGAGCCTGAAACCATCGCGACCCTGATCAACTCCTTCAAGGAGGCGGGGGTCAAGCAGGGGGATATGGCGGCGATGTTGGGCCAGGTTGCAGCGGCCGGTGACATTGGCGCGTTCGGTCCCAAGGAGATGGCGCGGTATCTGCCGTCCATGCTCGGCAACATCAAGCGCCTGGGCATGGAGGGCCCTGAGGCGGTGCGCTTCCTCGGTGCCAGCCTGCAGTCGCAGTTCTCGCAAACCCAGGATGCGGCGGCGGCGGCCACCAATATGGACAACTTGCTCAACGCCGTGATCAGCAGTACCAGCCAGGAACGGTTTGCCAAGGAAGGTTACGACCTGGCCGGCTCGATTCTCGCCGCGACCAAAAGCGGTAAGGCGGCGAACCCGGTTGATGCTTTTATCATGCTCAGCGAGCAGTTGATCAGAAAGCAGGACCCGGCCAAGGCCAAGAAAATCGAGGTGCTCAAGGCCAAGATCAAGGCCTCGGCGGATGGCAGTGCCGAAGAGGAGCAGGCCATGATCGCCCTGACCGAAGCTGCCGGGTTGGCGAACATCGTCAGCGATCAAAGCGCCAGTGCGGGTCTGCTCGCGCAGATCAAATATGGCGACAAAATCAAAGCGGATATGTCGACCATCAAGGACACGGATGGCAAGGCCAAGATCGAGGCAGACGCGGCGAAAGCGCGAGAAACGTCCAACCGGAAGTGGGCCTCCGCGACTGCCGGCATTGAATCATCGATGACGCGTATCGGTGATGCGGTGCGGCCGCTGACGGACATTGCGGCAGACGGTCTGGCGAAAGTGGCGTATTGGCTTGGGGAGTTGGCAGGGAAGTTTCCGACCGTGATCAGCGGGGCTACGGTGCTGGCGGCTGGTGTTATCAGCCTCGGTGCTGCGATCAATGCGATCAAGATCGGTAAAGGTCTGCTCAACGTAGGGCGTGGCTCGCTGATGGGCAACCCCAATGTGATCCAGCGGGTGTTCGTCACCAACCCATCCAGCGGCACGGGCGGAGTTGATGTCGGCGATGGGAAGCGTCGCCGTGGCAAGGGTAAGCGTGGTCGCGGTGGTCGAGGTCCTATCCCCGGCCCGGTACCCGCAACCCCGGTCGGAGCCGTCGCCAGTCGATTCGCGCCAAATGCCATGATGGGTAAGGGTCTTGGGTTCGCCAAGGTCGGCGCACCCATGGCGCTGATCGAGGCTGGATTGATTGCTGCGGACACTTATCAGAACGCCGAGACCCGCGACGAAAAAGCCGATGGCTACGGCAACGCCGCCGGTACCTTGGCTGGCACACTGGCCGGTGCTGCAGCTGGGGCCGCGATTGGTTCGGTGGTCCCGGTGATCGGCACGGTGGTTGGCGGACTGATCGGCGGATTCCTCGGGAGTTGGGGCGGCGGTGAACTAGGCAGTGCTGTGGGCAAGGCTGCGTTTGGTGGGCCTGATACGCCGATAGAACGCTTGGCTCAGCCTTCGCCGTTGCTGCTGCCGAAACCAAGCGGGCCGGGTATCTCCCGACTCGCGCAATTGGCGCCGACTCCTAACTCCGGCCCACTTATGGGAGATGTCGCTCGCTCGCTAGTGACGGCTCCCCCTGCAGCGGCAGTGCCCGCATTGCTCAGTGCCGGCGCAGCAGCAAAACCGGACCCGGCTCGCGTCGAGCAGGCCTGGACGTTCGCTCCAACCATGCCGGTGACCGTGCAGGGCGACGTCAAGGATCCACGGCAACTGGCGCAGGAAATGATGCCGTACATGCGTCAGCTGTTCGAGGAGTTCAGCCGGGAGCAGGCGCGGCGCAATCTGTTCGATGCCCCTCACGTTTAAGGAATAGCCATGGCTTATATGGAGCAACTGCAATCCGGCTTCAAATCCCTGGTCCAGGCCGGGGAGGCGGGCCGGCATAGCATCGACGGCATGATCGGCCCGGTGAACGGCGCCATTGGCGAAATTACCGGCGCGGCTGATGAGCTGTCCAGCATTCCTGGTGTGCCGCCGGCCGTTGGCGAAAAGTTGCAGCGGGTGATGCGCGGGATCGATGCGGCGCAGTCCAAGGTCGGCGCGGTCTTGTCGACCTACAGCAAAACGACCCGTGCGATATCGGCCATTGATGAACGCCTGGGCACTTTGAAGGAACAAGCCGCTCGAGCCAGCACGGCAATCAACCAGATCGCCGGCAAGGTCAGTCCGAGCCTGGCGAACATCTTACCCACCAGCGCCCTGGCGCCGAATGCCACGCCCTTGGCGGAGGCGGTCAAACCGTTCCCGCACCTGCTGATCCTGCAACCGCTGCAAACCAATGCCCAGCCGTTCTACTTCAACCTGGATACGGCGGCCTTCGACGAACTGCGCCGACAGACGGAATTCCGCTGGGCCTCGCAAGAGCGCCTTAGTCGTCGGCCGGCGCAGCAAGCCGTTGGGATGGGGGAGGAGAAACTCAGCCTTAAGGGGGCGATTTTTCCCACATTCAAGGGCGGCCTCAAGCAGTTGGACACCCTGCGTTCCATTGGTGCCCAACTGCTGCCGTTGAACCTGACCACGGGCTACGGTGTAGTCCTTGGCACCTGGTGCTTGCGCAGCCTGGAGGAGGAGCAGGGCGCTTTGCTGGCTGGCGGGATCCCGCGTAAGCAAACCTTTAGTTTGGAGTTCACACGTTATGGCGATGATATGCAGAGCGTCTGACGGCGACCTGCTGGATACGTTGTGCTACCAGCATTACGGGCACCTCAATGGCACGGTCGAGGCGGTGCTCGCGGCCAATCGATTGTTGGCGGATGAGCCGCAGCCTTTGCGTACGGGGCTGCTGATCACCTTCCCAGATCTCCCTGAGCCTTTGGGCGAGCAGGTGCAGTTGTGGGATTGAACCTCGGAGAGTATCCATGAAACCCATCTTTCGAATTGTGGCTGATGGGGCAGACATCACTGCCCTGATCAATGACCGCCTTTTGCTGCTGCGTACATTGGATAAGCCCGGCATGGAGTCGGACGAGTTCGAGTTGCGCATTGATGACCGCGACGGCGCCGTGTCCCTCCCCAAAAAAGGGGCAGCGATACAGATCTACTTGGGGTACGACAGCAAAGCACTGACCCGTCAGGGCCGCTACACGGTCGATGACATCGAGGTTTCCGGCCCGCCTGATACCCTGGTCATTCGCGGCAAGGCCAGCGACATGCGAGGCAGCGGCAAGACCACTCGTAGTGGTAGTTGGGAAAATATGCCGTTGTCCAGAATCGTCAGCGACATTGCCGCTCGCAACGGCTGGAAGCCTGAATGCCCGGTTGCTACGGTGGTGCCTCGGGCTGATCAGTTGAACGAGTCAGACTTCAACTTCATCACCCGGCTCGCCAAGGATCACGACTGCACGGCTAAGGTCGCCGACAGCAAGCTGCTGGTGCTGCCTCGCCAAAGTGGACAGACCGCCAGTGGCAAGAACCTGCCGGCGATAACTATCCGACGCAGTGACGTCAGCCGCTGGCAATTTCGCTTTACTGATCGCACCACGCAGAAAGCCGTAAAGGCCAGGTACCAGGATAAGAAAACCGGCGAGCTGGTCAATCTGACCCTGGACAACGACGACGTGCCTGCAGGGCTGCCACCCATTCATACCGACCGGCATATCCACCCGAACAAATCCGCTGCAGAGCAGGCTGCCAAGGCTCGACTCGCGGCGTTCAACCGCTCGACCGCCGAGGTTCGCCTGGAGATGGTAGGGCGCACCGATCTGTTTGCTGAGCGGCAGATCAACGCGCAGGGCTTCAAGGAAGGTTTGGACGGCGAGTTTCTTGTCGACTCGGTGGAACAGGTATTCACCCAGTCCGGCTGGAGCACCACAGCGGAATGCAACGCAGGGAAGAAGGGTAAGGCCAAGGCGGCCGGTAAGAAAACGAAGAAGTCCAAGGAGGTCAAAGTCCTGGAGCTGTAATTGGCCGTACCTACTTCATCACCCGCCGCCTTTGAGCGGTCTTTTTTTGCCTGGGGAAAAGCGATGTCCATTACCGAGCAACAACTCCAACGCATCATGCCCAACGCCCGCCGCCAAGCGGGCGTTTTTGTATCCGCGCTAAATGCAGCCATGACCAATCGCAAGATCGATACGCCAAAGCGTCAGGCAGCATTCCTCGCCCAGGTCGGTCACGAGTCCGGCCAACTGCAGTACGTGCGTGAACTGGGGAGCGATCAATACTTCAGCAAGTACGATACCGGCCCACTGGCTGCAAAGCTGGGGAACACGCCTGCTGCTGATGGTGACGGGCAGCGTTATCGCGGCCGTGGGCTGATCCAGATTACCGGCCACGACAACTATCTGCGTTGCAGCCTGGCGCTGTTCGGCGATGAGCGATTGCTGCGCACGCCGGAGCTGCTCGAACTACCGCAATGGGCCGCCGAGTCGGCCGCGTGGTTCTGGTCTATTAACGGATTAAACGCGCTCGCGGATCAAGAGCAATTCAACACCATCACCCGGCGGATCAACGGCGGGCTCAACGGCCTGGAGGATCGGCTGCAACTCTGGGCCAGGGCGAGGGCGGTGTTATGCGTCTCTTCGACCTGATTCCCGCGCAATACCGGATTGCGGCGGTCGGCCTGCTGCTGGTGATGTTGACCGCCGGATCTGCTGCCCTGGCCTGGACCGCTCAAGACTGGCGCTATGGTAAGCAGCTGGAGCACCAGGCCCGGCTCCATGCCGACACCCTCGCCGAGTTATCCCAAGCCGCTGCCGCCCTGCAGCGCAAAGAGCAGGACAAGCGATTTGCCCTGGAGCAGCGCCTGCACAACAACGACGAAACCCACCACAAGGAATTGACCGATGAGCAAACGAAGCAGGCTCGTCTGCGTGATCGCCTGGCTACTGCTGATCTGCGGCTGTCAGTCGTTCTCGCCGCCACCGAAACCACCGGCAACTGTGCAGTGCAAACCACCACCGCCACCGCCCGCGTGGTTCATGGCCCCACAAGAGCCCAACTTGACCCAGCGCATGCTCAACGAATTATCGGAATCACCGATGCCGGCGACCAAGGATTGATCGCCCTGCGGGCCTGTCAGGCCTACGCAAAAGAAGTCTCTACATCGAAGTAAAAGGAGCGGCCGGGCAGGATGCGTCAACATCCAACCCGGCCACCTTCCCCGCAGATCGACCCTGCAAGTCCAGCCAAGGCTCCTGCTTCGTGCACAAAGCGGAGCGAGCCTAGCACTGTTTATCCATACAGCAAAGGTCTTGCTTATACATGTCCACACCCATCATCCCTTGGATGGGCGGCAAACGCCGTCTGGCCGACCGCCTTATTCCGCTCTTCCCACCCCACGAATGCTACGTCGAAGTCTTTGCCGGCGGCGCCGCGCTTTATTTCATGCGTCCCCAGGCTGCACCGGTTGAAGTCCTCAACGACATCAACGGCGACCTGGTGACGCTATACCGCGTCGTGCAAAACCATCTGGAGGAGTTCGTGCGCCAGTTCAAATGGGCGCTCAGCTCCCGCCAGGTATTCGAGTGGCAGAAGATGACCCGCCCTGAAACCCTCACCGACATCCAGCGCGCCGCCCGGTTTTTCTATCTGCAGCACCATGCTTTTGCTGGCAAAGTCACTGGGCAGACGTTTGGTACCGCGACCACAGGCCCGGCCATCAACCTGCTGCGGATCGAGGAGAACCTTTCTGCAGCTTGGCAGCGGTTGTCCGGCACCTATGTGGAGAACCTGCCGTGGCTGGACTGCGCTGAGCGCTATGACCGTGCACACACTTTCCACTACATGGATCCGCCTTACTGGCAGACGGCGGGTTATGGTGTGGATTTCCCCTTTGAAAACTACGAGCGCATGGCCGACTTCATGCGACGGTGTAAAGGAAAGGTGATGGTCAGCATCAACGACCACCCGGATATCCGTCGCGTGTTTGAAGGCTTTCACTTCGAGACGGTAGATATTCGATACAGCACAGCTAACCAGCGCCAAGGCAAAGCCGAGATCAGCGGTGAGTTGGTAATCATGAATTGGGAGCCGGCAGCGTTGGGTGGGCTGTTCTGACAGGTACCGCCGTTATGAACGGTGGCGCGTTGCCCTCACTGAACTAAAGTTGCCCCTGTAGCTCGTATTGCAGTCTTTTAACCTCACATTGGGTAGCAGATGGATAAGCAACTCGCGGGTCTTTCATTTCTGCTTACCCTGGTGTGGATATCCGCAGTCGCCTTCGTGATGTGGTATCTGAGCTGATCTATCAGGCTCAATCAGTTCAGGCCCCTGATTTCTTACATTCCCTACGGCCTTGCCTACGGGATACCATTCAAACTCTTCCGTGCGTTGGCACAATTCCTTTGCAATTTCCTCCGCTCGCGATGGGGTTATGCCGGGATCAAGCCACTCGTTGGCATGCTCTGGCGTCAGCACCAAGGGGCGCCGATCATGGATATCGACCATGCCCTGATCGCTTGCGGCGGTGATAATGACAAAACCATCGCCCTCATGAGGCTCCAGTCCTGGATTGACCTGGGCAAGCGCTCCGAAGAACATAGGACGCCGGCTCTTCAGCCGGATGAAGTAGGGCTGCTTCTTCTTGGGGTCATCTGGGTCCTTGACCCATTCATACCAGCCTTCACTGGGCACAATGGCCCGGCCATTCGGCCAGAGCTGTTTGAAGAACTTCCCCGTGGTGACTGTCTCGACCCTAGCGTTAATCGGATCCGGACGTTTTCCCTTCGCCCAGAACGGCGCCCATCCCCATTTCACTGCATCGATATGCAGCCCATCCTCTAACGTGTGTAGAACTTGCACCCGCGTCGACGGTGCTACGTTGTAGCGATCAATAGGCTGAGCGTCATACCCGCTGAACAGCTCTATCTGCGGGCTCAGCTCTTCAATGAAGATCGCCATCCCTTCGTATTGCACGAATCGCCCACACATACTCACCTCTCCGCTTGTCGAAATCCCCTACAGAAAAATTGACCGCAAGCATCTTACAAAGTTAACTGTACATACATACAGTAATTGTAAAAGGCCGCATCATGAGCTTCACCATTCTAGGTCCCATCGCTGAGGTCGGCGCGAAGTTGCCGTTGTGCTCGTTCCAGGTTCCGGCCGGTTTTCCGTCGCCGGCAGCGGACCATATCGAGCAGCACATCTCATTGGATGAGGTCCTGAATATCCGTGCGCCCCACGTGTACCTGGTGGCAATCACCGGTGAGAGCATGCAAGGCGTCGGGATCTTCGATGGTGACTTGGCCGTGGTGGATCGTGCCATCGAGCCGATCCATGGGCACGTGGTTGTGGCGCTGCTCAACAACGAGCCTGTGTGCAAGCGCCTATGCAAGCGCGGCCGGGAGGTGGTCCTGCTTTCCGAAAACCCCAAATTCCCGGCACGCTACGTTCTCGAAGGCGACGAACTGTCGATCTGGGGCGTGATCACCAGCACCGTGCGCAGCCATGTCTAAGCAGCAGCCAACCTTTTCCCTGATCGACTGCAACAGCTTCTATGCCAGTTGCGAGCGGGTATTCCGGCCCGACCTGGCGAAGGTGCCCATCGTGGTACTGAGCAATAACGACGGCTGTGTTATCGCCCGGAGCTACGACGCCAAACCCTTTATCAAGATGGGCGAGCCGTATTTCCAGATCAAGCATAAGCTCAAGCAGCACGGCATCGTCCCGTTCTCCTCCAACTATGCACTTTACGGCGACATGAGCGAGCGCGTGATGAGCCTGATCGAGGCGATGGTGCCGGCAGTGGAGGTGTACAGCATCGACGAGGCGTTCGCCGACCTGACTGGTATCGGTGAGCTGGATGTATTAGGCCGACAGATTCGCGCTCAGGTGCTTCGCTGCACGGGTATCCCTGTCGGCGTTGGTATCGCTCACACAAAGACTCTGGCGAAGCTGGCAAACCACACCGCGAAGCGTCTGCAGGCCCAAACTGGTGGAGTGGTCAACATCACCGATTCGGTTAAGCGTGACTGGGTGCTACGCAATACTGACGTGGCGGAGGTGTGGGGTGTCGGTCGCAAGATGAAACTCCATCTTGATGCCATGGGTATCAAGTCGGCTATGGATCTGGCTAAGGCCGATCCGTGGACGCTCCGTAAGAAGTTCAGCGTTGTGATCGAGAAGACCGCCAGGGAGTTGGGCGGCACGCCTTGCCTGGAGCTGGATGAGCCAGATCCGCCAAAGCAGGAGATCTGCTGCAGCCGCATGTTCGGCACGCGGCTGACCGAGCTGTCGCCCATCAAGGAGGCGGTGGCCACCTACATGATGCGCGCGTCTGAGAAGCTCCGCGCTCAGGGCTCGCTGTGCAAGAAGGTGCGGGTGTGCATCCGCACTGGCATGTTCAACCCAGATGAGGCGAAGTATACCAACGGGGTTGTGGTGGATATGCCGTACCCCACTGATGATGTGCGGCTGCTTACTCAAGCAGCGGTAGGAGCGCTTGATCGGATATTTCGACCGGGCTTTAAATACAGCAAAGCTGAGGTGATATTGCTCAATCTATGCCAGCCTGGTGAATACACCGACGATTTGTTCGCTATATCACAGCCTGCTGAGGCGACTCGAGTGATGACAGTCATGGACCAGATCAATGCGCGATGGGGTAGGGGAACGCTGCGCTCGGCTTGTGTGCCTGCAGATCCTGATTGGGGCATGCGCCGCGATATGATGAGCCAAAGTTATACGACGAAGCTTGATCAGCTCTGGTCTGTCGCCTGTAGGTAGCGGCGGCTTTCGGCCAAAAGCTACCATTCCAACTTACCAAAGAGTCAGAGGCGCAATTATAAAGAACTACATGCATTGTTCGAGGGCTAAATCTCAAACAAAGCGGTGAGTTGCTTTTTTATCGATTCTTTTGAATCACCGACAACTAGAAAAACTTTTTGTTCGTCTGTTAATTTATTATGCTCGGCAAATAATTCTTTTGCTCTCTGGGTAGCCCCGGAAGATACGATTAACACCCCCCCTCTACCGGATGCGGCAACTTTATTTAGAAAGTCTCGCGCGGTGCTTAAACCAAGCATTTTTCGGTATTTCTTTACCTCAACAATAAACTCTTTACTTTTGCTCGCCACTAAAAAGTCATAGCCAGTATCGAAGGATTCAGTATTGTTTAGCTTTAAAACTCCAATATCGGAAAGAATATCACCCACCATACGCTCAAACTCCAACGCTGCAAATGTCATTGAGCCGCCACGTTCACTGGCGACTATATCGCCCATTATTATATCCAGCTCTGTCTCTTGATCTGATTTCAACTTCTTAGCAAGACTAATCGCGCCAATAAAAGCTATAAAAGCTCCAAGCGCTGAGAACAGCCATGAAATATTTTTTGACCAGTCGTAATCTGCTTTATCATTCGACTTAATAGGTGTGAATTCAGACCTGACCTTATCAATCGCGTTAAATATTTCCTCCCTCTTCTCTAAGGGAATGAACTTATTCCCAACAAAACGCTCTTGTACCTGTATAAGTAGTTGATCGGATGTATAAGGGTAAGAGACGCCCTGGCTTAATTCCTTGCCATGAATAAGTGTCTCTACATACTTAAGGGAAAACGATTTTTGATTAAACGCTACTTCCTGAATGTCACTCATTAAACTCTCATGAATGACATTGATTTTCCCAGTTGCAATCTGACTCACGTAATCAGGAACATACATTAATGAAAAGTAAAATGTCCCGACCACTCCTAGAGCACCAAATAAATTCCATGCGTTCTTAAGGGCCCAGTTTAATAGTGCTTTCAAAAATTGACTCCAGTGATTGGTTGGCCTCTATGATCAAAAGATGTCGCTTGATCACATGTGAAATCGGAAATTTGCAGTGTTCCGTCTGAAGCTTCCGGAGAAAAGCATTTGAGGGGCCGCAATCGATACGGCCTATCTGGTCTACTCTTCCGCCAATACGTCGCCCGCAATTTTCCGTTGAAGAAACTCAAGAATTGTACTAGGCGCTAACCCTCGCCCCTCCAGCAAGGCCATCGCACGTGCCCGCCAATCCAAATCACCTTCTCGTAGCAGGCTACCCCGAATCTCTCTAATTGCGCCCAATGCACTAGATGCGAATATCCTTAATTCGTCAGGAGTGAGATGAAAAACATCTCTGAGATGTTCTTTCCCACCTGGAGCCACTTTGGTTACAGGCGTGACAAGTACCTTGATTATAATTGCACCGGACTCTAGTCCCGATACATTTTCCCTAATCCAATTATCGTGACAGAACGCCTGCCGCGCCTTTTCGACTGACAAAATGTTAGCGGTTGCATTGGTGTGATCCTCGAAGACAACGCATGTCTTTTTATCGATTAGCCACCAAGGGTCTGGAGCCGCTCGGCGCTCGCTATTGTCGCTTTCGAAGCCGAGCATATGCCCTAGACTTACCTGCCCACGCTCAAAAACTTTAGCCTCTGCAGAGGCTAAATCTTGAACAATGCTGGTGTATTCCATATTAAACTTTTTGTTATTCTTGACGCCAAGGCCAAGCAAGTGCGCCTCAATCTTTTCCACCATTGAAGGAAGATTGGGGTCTTGAGGGGAGGCGCTTATAAGATTTGCACCTGCACTTTTGGCAAGATCAACAAGCCAAGTAATTGCTATCGTGGACTTCATAGCTTCAGCATAGAATTCTTTGCTTCCATCTTCACCAATTTGCCCTGCTTGATGAGCTAAGGTAACAGCAGCCCCTGCCAAGTAGTTCCATAAAGCTCTATAACCTTTCAGGCTAGGACTGATAATGATTGCCAGAACATTACGACAGTGGTCGAAAGCCGTCGTGTAATCTCCACGCCACATTGCTTGAAGATACTTAAGCTCATGGATTACCGAAAGCTCCAATTCAACCATTTCTGTCGGAGTTTTTTTTATTTTTTCAGACCTGAACTCTACAATTTCGTTATTCGCTTCAACCCAATCTGCTGACTGGCTTATGAATATCTTTAGGTTTTCAATAATATCAGCAGCATTCGTATCTGACTGTCGCTCTCCGAAATCAATTTCTGCTTGGATTTCTGGGTCTAGGTATTGCGTGTTGTCATGAGTAAGCAAGTAATCCAACCACTCATTTCCCTTTACAATAACTGCAGCGTAGTCGCTGTTCGCCCGTGTGCAACGGCCCACAGCCTGTACAATCCGCGTTTGTATCCGATCATTCAAAAGAATGCTGCATCCCATTTTAGAGAGTAGAAACCTTTCTTGGAGGTTTGCGGCCTTGGGCAAACCTTCCAATATCAACAAGCGGCACTCATCATGAGGAAAGTCCATTCCATCATATCGGTTGGCGATAACTGCAGCTGCATTTGGCCTGGAGGTGAAATCTCGCTTGGAAACTTCGATTTCAATAGCCTTGAATACATGATGTGTTTTGAGTGCCTCAATCTTTTCTTTGCGCTCATTCGCATCTTTGTCACTTGGTGTAATAAATAACGCGCGACCAAAGATTTGCAGTGCATTTTCAATCAGCTGCTCCGTCTCCTGCTCATCGAGCGCGACCTCCGGAAATACAAAAAGGCGCCGTCCAATGCCTTGGTCGTCAGTCATCGAGGCAGGCTTCAATCTGTGAATTTTTGGACGCCCAGTTATCCGCTCAAGATCACCGCCGTTACCTAATGTGGCAGACATATAAATACGTTGCTTAGCGTTGTGAAAAGGAGCATGGGTATGGATCGGGGGGAGCAATGGCCGAATAAGAATCTGCCCAGTAGATATATATAAATGGCAAGCTTGAAGGTGCCCTCTAATTAACGACCATGGAAAATAAAGTTGAGTGTTATTCGTTCCAGCATCCAGGATAGGAGTTAATAGCTCTCTGACTTTCATGAAACTAGCAGATGGTAGCTTTTCCATCCAGGAGTGAGAGTGCAAACTCACAGCCTCACTTGCTTTGCCAAGATTCACCTCAGGAATATTATCTTCCAAAAGTGAAACGACAGTCTCGTACAAGCCTTTGTACGTACGACGATCGATTACTAAAGAATACATCGAGGCAATATAGTTTTCCGTTGAGTGTGCGTCATCAAGAATTACAATATCCGGATTATCGAAGTACGGGTGAGTATTAAATAATGCACTATAAGAAGTAACGGCGATTTTTTCCCTACGGCGGTAGGCGTTCTGCTCATCAAGCGCATATTCCGACTTAGCGCCGGTGAAGGACGCTACGTCAATACCGTACTGATTTCGCGCCTGCTCTACGACCTGATGCACCAACTGGTTCGTAGGGCATAGATATACGACCCTCTCGTCAAACTTCCTTCGACGCCACTCTCCCAATACAATCCCTACAAGAGTTTTACCACTCCCGGTCGGGAGGCGGATAGCGACGTCCGGCATCTCAAGTGCAGTATCAACATATTCCCTCCAGACATCAGCCTGCCTTGCTAACGGCCCCTCTATTTTTTTTGTTCGGATATCGTGGAGCATCGACTCCGGCGTACTTACAGATAGGGTGGGCCGTACGATTTTCTTGAAGGCCATGCGATCAGTCCTTGATATGTTGAAAGACGAGTTGCGAGAATGTTTATCACAGAAGCTCCACACGCGCAGCAGAGAGATATCAACTGTTTTTCAAAGATATCTAAGATTCTGGGGAGAGCTCGGCCTAAAAATTGAACATCTGCAGGTGACCCCGGAAATAGATGAAGAGCTTGCTACCTATATAGTGACTCATTACCGTCATTCCGAAAGGCTCCACGGGGTTGGCAGCGGTTGCTAACAAACGTCCGCTTTTGGCCGAAAGCAGTCTGTCATACCAGTTTATATTGAGCATCGCCTGGCTCGCCCGCTGCGATTCTGAAAGGACATAGAAGTGGCTTAGCCGGCACCCAAACCCTTGAGCTTGGCTAGGCCCTGTTTGATGTGGCCAGCGTTTTCACCAATCGTTTGCAGTGCTCCGCGGATATTATCCCCCACGTCTGACTCCTCCTGCTGTTCGACATGTAGTGTCAGCTCCATCAAGGCGGCCTCAAGGGCCAACTGGTTGGTGTACATCCTCTCCAGTACATCTGACAGGGAATAATTACCTGGCATGGCGTCGACTCTTTTCAAGAAAAGTACAAGCATAGTACCGGTAGTATCTTTGTCAGGCAGGAATCGCGTATTGCTTAGAAATTGCTACAAAGCAGAGAGACTACGGCGGGTTAGCCCAGTTGGCTGGTGCGTTCGAGGAGGGCTACGCCCAATCCATCATAGGTGCAACGCTAAAGCGCCGAGACAGTGCGGGGCTTGATTCTGCTGGGCTAAAGCTCTGTTTATCTAGCATTTTACTCAACGTGTTCTTGGCGAGTTTTAGGGCGTTTTCAGGCGTTTTTAGGCTCGGTGGTACGATGTACCACCTCAAAACTGACGCGTACCACTTTCAAAATGGCAACTATCAGGGCAAGAAAACTGGCGGATGGGACTGTGAGCTACACGGCTCAAATCCGCATCAAACGCGACGGAGTGCAAGTCTACCAAGAGAGCCAGACCTTCGCCCGTAAACAGGCTGCCCAGGCGTGGACGCGCAAGCGCGAATCGGAGCTGGACCAGCCAGGTGCGATCGAGCGGGCCAGCCGGTAGGGCGTCACCGTCAAAGACATGATCGACCAGTACCTGTTGGAAGTGGGAAAGGCCAGGCCGTTGGGCAAAACCAAGAAGGCCACGCTTGAAGCCATCGGCAAGATGGACATCGGCCAACTGAACGATATCGACGTCACCACCCAATGCCTGGTCGACTTTGCACTCTTCCGAATGAGCCGCGAGGGCGGCGGCGTTCAGCCACAAACTGCCGGCAACGACCTGACGCACCTCGGCGCCGTTCTGGCGATCGCCAAAGATGCTTGGGGTTACCAGGTCGATCCGCTCGCCATGGGCGGCGCCCGCCGAGTACTGCGCAAGCTGGGCTACAACCTAAAAAGCCGCGAGCGTGAAGCGGCGGGAGAGGGGAGCGGTTTGTAGGGGTATTGGGGTGTCTGAGCCAACGAGGCGAATGGGGCGCAGTTTATCAGGGATGGGTCTAGGGTGTGGGAGAGGCTTGTGCGCTTCTCACCACCTCGCGTTGCACATTGCTACGTGTGGAATGTGCCGGATCGGAGGGAGGCCAGTACGTTAGATATCGTGGTCTGACCCCGATATCCCCCGTTTGCCAGTCTGGATATGCATAAATGCATATTTTTTGTTGCGGTCTTTGCTGTGTATGCATACAGTGTGTGTGCGGCATGATGAAGAGTGCAGCAGACGGGGATTTTTGTTCGTTGAGCTTCTCAGAAACAGAGAGCTTCAGAGCCGAAGCCGTTCATCAGAGGGTAGTAAGGTGATGGGGTAATCAGCCGTTCACTTTACTGAAATATGAGAGCTATCGTACTGAATATAGCGAAAAGGAAATTCACTATGCCTATGATTGGCGACACGCTTTATCTTCCAGAAATTAAAATCAACGATATTAATAATATATGAACCACAGACATTCGGAGGCGGAGGTGGTGACAGTGATTTCTCACATAGTCACACTGGACAGCTAATTAACGTTGCAACGCGTACTTATATACTTAGCACATACCCCCCTCCCCCATTATTTCCAAAAATGTTAAGGATCAAGAGGCGAGCTTTGCAACGAATCTTCAGTTGATGCCCGAATCTATTGCAAAAAGCATTACTGCAATAGAACAAAATGACGGCGGTCCCGCGGGCGAAGTCGAGAAAATCGAACAGCATATTCGTTCGGTAGATACGCTAATCACTCAAAAATCACAGGCTGCTGCTGCTCAAAAAGCGATTGCTGATAAGTACTACTATGGAGATTTCTTTCGTTTCCCGACTATGCAATTTATTAAAGATGCAATCAGCGGGAGCAAGACAAACTACCCTCCAGATAAAAATTATAAAGAATGGTACACCTCACTTGAGGCTGCGTATGCTGCAAAATATATCAATCGGGAGATCGATTATTTAAATGTCCTGAAGCAGAATCTTCAAGCACAGGCTAACCAAGCACGTGCAGACGCTGAGGCCAAACGTTTTGCCGATGAGGCGGCAGCAGCTGAGGCTGCTAGGGTAGCTGCTGAAGCCGCAGCACTTAAAGCAGCTCACACGTTCAGGCTTCCCGCAGCCGGTGCTATGCAACTGAGTACGGCTGCAGGCTCTATTGCCGTCACGGCAGGTTCAGGCGTTACGTTGGAGGCGGCGATTCAAGCGGCTAAGGTAGCGCTGAGTACAGTTGTGAGTGCGGCCACGGCAGTCGGTATTGGAGCTTTGACGTATTCAGAGTCCCTTGGCAACGGGGAGCTGCCCGCGACAATGCTGGATCTGCCCGCTAAGGAACTGGCGCCTAGCCTGCCTGATAATCTTCTCGAGGTAGCGGCGGCTGGTGGGACGGTTGATGTGCTATATCGGCTTTATGGTGATCAATCGAAGTATTCGGTAGTGGCCACCCAGGTCACTGGTGGACTAGCCCCAACTGTTCCGGTAAGGGCATTGGTGCTTGATCCTGTGGCCAACGCCTATACGTTTACTACAACCGATACACCGCCGATCACCCTGGCATTCCCTATTGCAGTACCAGGAAATAGCTCAACGGCAACTCCGGTACAGCCCGTGGAGACTCCGGTATACACAGGCATCACTCTGACCCTAATTGACGTCAAAGCTGAGCCGTTTCCGATTGCCAGCCAATTGAGCATCCGAGACGCTATTTACGTTTACCCCGCGGATTCGGGTTTGCCACCGATTTATGCGGTATTTAATAGTCCGTACGACGGTGCTACCACTAAAGGTGTACACAGCGGACGGATGTACAATCCTGATAAAGCCGGAGGTCCAATCCAAGATCTTGATTGGGCAACGGCAACGGTGACTCAGGAAGGTATTGATCTGGTTAAATTGCATACGTCACGATTCGTACCTTCTGATGCTAATAAGATTATGATTGAACGGCTAGAAAAGATACTAAGTGGTCAGATCCCTGTTACGGATGTTGATAAACGATTTTACACCCATGAAATTCGAGAGTTAGAACGTTACAGGGCGCTCGGGGTAGCTGATGGGGTAGAAGGAAATGTTTGGAATAATGCTCATGCTGCAACCTTAGAAGACTATAAGCTGAGGGATGCTGACGATTTGTTCTATACGCCTGAAGCCATTGCTGCAGAAATTAAACAAGTATATGGGGAGTAA